CTGCCTGTCTCGTGGGCTCGTGGGCTCGGAGATGTGTATAAGAGACAGCCCCCCCACCCCCCCG